GCTATTGCTGTTGTGAAAGTAAATGAGAATGGCTGGCACCTAGAGAACATGATATATGGTCGCTGGGACTTAGCGGAGACAGCTAGAAAGATCTTTGAGGTTGTTAGAGACTACAGACCCATCAGTGTAGGTATTGAGCGTGGTATCTCCAAGCAAGCTGTGATGTCACCTTTGATGGACTTGATGAAGCAACGTGGTAGATTCTTTGTTGTAGAAGAACTAACACACGGTAACCGTAAGAAGACAGACAGAATCATGTGGGCGCTTCAGGGTAGATTTGAGAATGGTCAGATTACTCTAGGGCAAGGTGAGTGGAATAGTAGGTTCATGGATCAGTTATTCCAGTTCCCTGACCCGTTAACACATGATGACCTTGTGGATGCCTTTGCGTACACAGACCAACTAGCTAAAGTAGCGTATTCATATGACTTTGAGATTGATGATCTTGAGGTCTTAGACGCAGTAACAGGATATTAACATGCCCAGAAAAGGATTATACAGTAACATTCATGCCAAACGTAAGCGAATCAAGGCCGGTAGCGGTGAAACGATGCGTAAGCCCGGTAGTAAAGGCGCTCCTACCGCTAACTCGTTCAAGCAAGCAGCCAAAACAACCCGAAATAGAAAATTACGAGGGGGTCGGTAATGGATTACGGCGATAATGACGTTCTGTCTAGCGACGAACACCTAGAAAACTGGGTAATGGCTAAGTGTGACTCGTGGCGAGATCACTATGAGTCCAATTATGCAGAAAGATTTGAAGAATTCTACCGTTTATGGCGTGGAATCTGGGCAGCAGAGGACATGGAGCGCAAAAGTGAGCGTTCACGTATCATTTCACCCGCATTACAGCAGGCTGTAGAGTCCAGTGTAGCAGAAATTGAGGAAGCAACCTTTGGTCGTGGTAAGTATTTTGACATTACTGACGATCTAGGGGACGCAGAAGCACAAGATGTTGTGTATCTACGCACTAAGCTGCATGAAGACTTTGAAAAGACACAAATACGCAAGCAAGTAGGTGAATGTCTCATCAACAGTGCTGTTTTTGGTACTGGTGTAGCTGAAGTAGTGCTAGAGGAAGTCAAAGAGATGGCTCCTGCTACACAGCCTATTATGGACGGACAGCTACAGGCAGTAGGCGTTAACGTCACAGACCGCACAGTAGTTAAACTACGCCCTGTACTGCCACAGAACTTCCTAATTGACCCAGTAGCAACCTCCATACAGGACGCTATAGGCGTTGCTGTGGATGAGTTTGTGCCACGACACAAGGTACAACAGCTACAGGAAGAGGGTGTCTACAGGAGCGTGTACGTAGGTCAGGCAGCTAGTGACTACGACCTAGAGCCAGATCAAGACCTAACTAGCTACGATGAAGACAAGGTACGCTTAACCAAATACTACGGTCTTGTGCCTCGTTACTTGCTAGAGATTGGTGAAAAAGAAGCACTGCTTGACGATGACGAAGACATTGCTGATGTTGAACTAGAGGAACCAGAAAACGATGAAGATGCCAGCTATTACGTCGAAGCTATTGTGGTTGTGGCTAATGGAGGCATCCTACTAAAAGCAGAAGCTAACCCATACATGATGCAGGATCGTCCTGTAGTAGCCTTCCCTTGGGATGTAGTTCCCGGTAGGTTCTGGGGACGTGGTGTGTGTGAGAAGGGTTACAACAGCCAGAAGGCGCTTGACACGGAGCTTCGTGCCCGTATTGATGCTCTAGCACTAACTGTACACCCAATGATGGCTATGGACGCTACACGCCTTCCTAGAGGCTCTCGTCCAGAAGTACGCCCCGGTAAGATCTTGTTAACCAATGGCGACCCTAAGTCTGTTATTAACCCATTCAACTTTGGTCAAGTAAGCCAGATTACATTTGCACAGGCAGCAGAACTACAGAAGATGGTTCAGATGTCTACAGGTGCCATTGACTCCGCTGGTATTCCCGGCAGTATCAACGGTGACGCTACGGCTGCTGGTATCAGTATGTCCCTTGGTGCAATCATCAAGCGTCACAAACGTACCTTGATTAACTTCCAACAGTCCTTCTTGATTCCTTTTGTTAAGATGGCTGCTTGTCGTTACATGCAGTTTGACCCAGAGAACTATCCTGTCAAGGACTACAAGTTTAACACTACGTCTACTCTAGGCATCATTGCTCGTGAGTACGAAGTAACACAGCTTGTGCAACTATTGCAAACTATGCCAGCAGAATCTCCACTGTACAACACGTTGATTCAGTCAATCATTGACAACATGAACCTGTCTAACCGTGAAGAACTGATGGCTAAGTTGGCTCAGGCAGAACAGGAATCACAACCTACTGAAGAACAGCAACAAATGCAACAAGCGGCTGCACAGGCACAGATGGCCTTCCAGCAGTCACAGACAGCAGCACTTAACGGTCAAGCACAGGAGTCTAGTGCTAGAGCGCAGAAGATTGCTGTAGAGACACAGCTTGCACCACAGGAGCTACAGATTGACCAGATCAAGGCAGTCACAGCTAACCTGAAGGCAGGCGACCAAGAGGACAAGGAGTTTGAGCGTCGTATGAAGATTGCTCAGACATTCTTGAAAGAGAAAGAGATTGACCTAAAGAATCAACCTCAACAACAACCAAGTCAACCCCTTAGACTGCAACAAGGATAAATTGATGGTCGTAACACGTACAGAACTAACTCAGATAGTAGATCAAGTCAACAAAAAGTTTGATGAACTAGAAGCTAAAATTAAAGAGTTAGAGGCAAAGAATGTTAAGAAACTACCGAACAAGAAGGCGGCGTAATGCCTAGTCCACGTAGAGGTAAAGCAAAAGTAAGAGTGACTTCCAGCGGCAGGAGAGTCTCTTACGGTCAGGCGGGGAAAGCTAAAGACGGCGGCCCTAGAGTTAGGCCAGGAACCAGTAAGGGCGACAGCTACTGCGCTAGATCACTAGGTATCAAGAAACGTCTTCCTAAAAAGAAGCAAAATGATCCTAACACACCCAATAACTTATCACGTAAGCGTTGGAAGTGTAGGGGTGCTAAGTCCATGAGAGCTAATCAAACACTGGCTCGTAAAACAAGAACTAGGAGCAAGTAATATGCCATACGGTAAGGGAACATACGGTAACAAAGTAGGCCGTCCGCCTAAGAATAGCAGAAGAGCTATGCCTAAAAACCGACGCACTAAAACTATTGGCGGACGTAGGGGCCGCTGACGGTGATTGCAGAGATAAGTGCAATTGTTGCTGGTGTCAATGCTGCTACGTCTGCTATTAAGCGTGTAGCTGAGACTACCAACGACATCTCAAGTATCTCTGCTTTCTTATCTACTCTTGGAGGTGCAGAGGTAGAGTTAGCTAGAGCGCAGAATGAAGGCGGACTATCTGAAGGAGATGCTGTCAAAGCTGCACTAGCTAAGAAACAAATACAAGAGACTATGAAGGAGATTAAGGATCTCTTTACAGTCAGCGGTAACGGGCAACTTTATCAAGAGGCCATGCTTGCAATGGCTGAAGCTAGGAAGGCTAAACAACTAGAGTTAGCTAGAGCAGTAGCAGCTAAGAAGAAGTTTTGGAAAGACGTTAAAGAGATAGCCGCTGTCATAGGTGTACTAGTGTTTTTAGTCCCTATGTGCCTAGCTCTTTTAATTTCATATTTAACAAAATAAAACTTGACAAATGAGTCAAAGTATGCTATAATGTATAGGTACATAAGTGTACACAAGTATTCTTTAACAAAGGTAAAATACTATGACTCAAGAGTTAGAAACATACTTTAACAATTACTTTGCTATGTTTAGATCAGAAGGCTGGAAACAGTTAATCTCTGACCTACAGAGTAATGTTATACAAATCAACTCAGTAGAAATGACTACGGATAATGATAACTTGAACTTCCGTAAGGGACAGTTAGCTATCCTAGCAACCATATTAAATCTTGAAACACAGATTGATAACGGCTATCAACAAGCAGAATCAGAAGAGTCTGTAGATGAGGCTGTTTGATTTTAGATGTCCTTGTGGCAAACTGTTTGAAGATTTAGTTAAGTCTGATGTTACAACTTCTAGGTGCAGTTGTGGCTTGGACGCTAAACGTGTTATCTCTCCAGTGAGATCTAACCTTGAAGGCATTAGTGGAGACTTCCCTGATGCACATGATAGGTGGGTTAAACGACGAGAGCAACACATGGCACATGAACGAAGGCAAACCTCCTAAATAAGTGAAACTTATCTGTGAGAACCTTCATACTAAACATCTCCACAATACTAAGGTACGGAGTTAATAATGGCTAAGATTATTGAACCTGAGCGTCAGGATACTCAAGAAGAGAACGAACAGCAACTAGATATGTTTGCACAAGTAGAGGAACAACAGGAAACTCCTGAACCACAGGAACCTGAGATCCCAGACAAGTACAAAGGTAAGTCCGCTGAAGAACTTGTACAGATGCACCAAGAAGCTGAGAAGCTATTGGGCCGACAGAGTTCTGAAGTAGGTGAGCTACGTAAGGTTGTTGATACGTATATTCAGACACAACTCACAGAAGATACTAAAGAAGCACCCCAACAAGACGAAGAAGTAGATTGGTTTACAGACCCTGATAAGGCTGTAGATAGGGCGATTCAAAACCACCCTAAGATTAAGGAAGCTGAAGAACTTACAAAGCAGTACAAGGCAAGCACTGCACTATCAGAGCTACAACGTAAGCACCCTGATATGCAACAAATCTTGCAAGATACTAACTTTGCGGAGTGGATTAAAGCATCCAATGTTAGGACTAAGCTGTTTGTAGCAGCAGACCAGCAGTATGATAGTGAAGCCGCTGATGAGCTATTTAGCTTATGGAAAGAGCGACAGAACATTGTACAGCAGACTGCCGCTGTAGAGGAGCAATCCCGTAAACAAGCAGTTAAGGCAGCTTCCACAGGCAATGCTCGTGGCAGCACTGAATCAGCACCTAAGAAGATCTACCGACGCGCAGACATTATTAACCTTATGAGAACCGACCCTGATCGCTATGCTGCTCTACAACCAGAGATTATGAAGGCATACGAAGAAAAACGGGTCAGATAGTATATCTTAGGAGATATTTATTATGACTGATTCCACATATCCCGCAACTGGCGGGTTCGTTGACAACACTAGCGCAGCTACTTTTATTCCAGAAATCTGGAGTGACGAGATTGTTGCAGCCTACCAGAAGAACCTCGTATTGGCAAACCTTGTCAAGAAGATGTCTATGGCTGGCAAGAAAGGTGACACCATCCATGTACCTAAGCCTGTCCGTGGTGACGCTCACGCTAAAGCTGAGAACACTGCTGTAACGGTTCAGAACGCTACGGAAGGTGAAGTGCAGATCTCTATTGACAAGCACTTTGAATACTCACGTTTGATTGAAGACATCACGGACGTACAAGCTCTTAGCTCACTGCGTCAGTTCTACACGGAAGATGCTGGCTACGCTTTGGCGAAGCAAGTTGACACCGACCTGCACAGCTTGGCTACTGGCCTTGGTGCTTCTGGTACGTCTTCTACGACTTACCTGAACAACGGCGGTACGTTCTTTGTAGACGCTACTAACGGCTTGTCTACTTACACGGCTGACACGGTTGTCC